TTACTTGGTAGGGTTCACTTTTTCTCCAACTCGGCGGTACACTTTCTTTGTCATTTCTTCCGTTGAATGACCAAGCAAGCGGCTCGCATCGGTGATATCCTCAATCTCACTAGCTGCTTTGGGACGGATATCCCTGAACTGGAATTTCCTGATCGTAACTGCCAGCGCTGTATCACCTTCGACTGCGGCTTTGGTTGCGGCCCTGTCCCGCGCTTCGTCCCAACGGTTACGCAGCATGTTGTAACTCATTCGGAGTCCAGCCTGGTTAGTTATAAGGATTGAGGTTTTGACGCCCGCCTGCGTTCTGCGATCAAGCAGGCCATTGATGAAGATGCACAGGGCTGTCTCGGTCTCCCCGGCGTACAGTTGAATGCGCAGCCGTTTTCCCGTTTTACCTTGGCCAACCATCAGGAAGCCGTTGTTGAGATCAGTGGTCGAGGCCTTGAGTACATCGGCCGCTCGCTGACCTGTCAGATAGGCTAGGTCCATGGCATCTCTGAGATCTTGCCCCGCTTGTTCGTATACCGCTTTCCAAACGATATCCCCGGCATAGAAGTCCCTCGGTGTTTCCTTGTTCCGGCGCAAGCCGAAGCAGGGGTTGGCTTTGTCGGTCAGCCCCCACTCGCGGGCGAAGGTGAACATAGTGGATAGCAGTGCTATCTCCCGATTGGCGCGAACCTTTGCCGTACGTGCATCTCGATACTGGGCTATCACCTGAGGGCTCATCGCTTCTATTGGCGCTGACTCGAAAGCTTTTCGAAGCTGCTTCAGGCTCAAGAGGTAGTCCCGTTGTGTGCGCGCTTTCAGTGTCGGTATTATTTTCGATGCGTAGTCGTCAAAGAGTCGATCCATCAGGTGCGCGGGCTTGGGCGTCGCCTTGCGGTCGAGGCGCGCCCATTCGATCTTGGCTTCGTCGAGGTCTCCGCCGAGCGGTATCTCTACGCGGTTGCCGTCGGCGTCCCTGCCGTTGTAGTAGTAGCCCGTCCAGATACTGCCGCCTTTTCTTTTGCGGGTGCGCCGGATCATTCGTGGTGGCAGGTCTCGGTTGGCTGGCTTCTTCTGTCGCATCGTCAGCCCACACGTGCCAGGTCAAGAGTCCAGGTTTCGGTCACGGCGTTGTTAGCCGTGGGTTTCACGCCCGCCAGCTTCAGACGGGCATAGACCCGCCCGACAATAGGTCGCTGGGCGCCGGTCAACACGAACTCCCAGTGATTGCTGGTTAGCCACTGGCGTTGGCAGGATGGGATCTTGTAGCCGGTGATGGTGGCTAGCTCTTCGTCGGTGAGAGTTTCACTCAGGAATTCCATGGACTGACTCCCGATGGTGGATATAGCTGTGATGCACTGGTTGTTCATGCGGCCTCCCGGATTTGCTCTGCCTGACGCCAGGGATCGTTTGCCCGGGCGATCGCAGCCATCGGCGGCGGGCTGACGCTGTTGCCGCACATGTGCACCTGCTGAGTCTTGGTGAACGGCTTGCCGTCGGCACCGTGGCTGATGATGTAGTCGGTGGGGAAACCTTGAGCCTTGTACAGTTCGGCCGGTTGCAGCATCCGCAGGCAGATGTCGACGATCACGTACGGCGTGCCCTTTATGGTGACGGTGACCAGGCCCAGCCGATCCTTGGTGGTGATGGTTGGCGCTGGTGCGTCGGCGGCGCTCATGTTCTCGGTACCGTAGTAGCTGATCAGGAACGCGGCGACTCGTAGCGCGCCTGCTTCAACCTCTGGCGACAGTTGTAGCTCGACCAGCGAGCTCTTGCCGCCACCGTCGGCGGTGATTGTTGGTGCCGGTTCGTCAACACCCTGACCGACACTGGCCCCGAACTGGCGCTCCATGAAGGCGGTGACCAGCCCGTGGTGAGTGCCGCCGGCGCTGATGGTGTGCAGTGGGTCGCCGACGTCCCGCGCATCGCAGTTGCCGCGCAGGTGCACCAGGTTCGCGGTCACCAGCTGCTGCTGGCTGCCGGTGTTGGTCACCGTGGTCATCGGGTCCTCGATGCTCTTGGCAGCCGTGGTGTTGAATCCGCCATTCATCTGGGCCATGAACACCGTCGAGATGCCCATGGCGTGGGCGGCGCCGGCCGGGCGCTGGTAGTTGCCGCCGCTGGTGATGGTCGGCAGCGGTTCGTCGAGGGCCTTACCCTCATCCGAGAACCGGAACTTGACCAGGTGTGCCGCTGCGAGTGCGCGGTGGTTCTGGGTCATCAGCGTGCCGACTGGCTGATCGGCTGACACTGGTTTGCCGCTGTACGCCGGGACACCGGCGCCGACCATCACTGGACTGATCAGCGTCAGCTCGCCGCGATTCGCGCAGGTCACCGTCGGCAGCGGGGCGTGAGGATCGTTGATCCGGTCGCTGCCCTGGTGCGTGACGGGCGCAATGATCGGGCTGGCCATGGCGAACGACCCTCCGCGTGGCCAAGATGTCACAGTGCGCAGCGGCTCGTTCGCGGATTGAACGCTTTCGCCGGACCAGTTCGCGATCGGCACAATGAACGGGTCGGCGGCATCGATGACGAACTTCTTCATACCCTTGGCGATCCGGCGCAGCGTGGCGTCTGCGAGCGGAGTTGGTCGCCCGAAAATACTTTTGGTCGGTACCGTCCAGTCGATGCACTCGGCGGCGGTGCGCCACTTCTTCTGACCCCTTACCGGATTTTTCGCGTGGGTTGGTTCTGGCCGCACAATCGGCTGGCCATCGCAGCGGGCAATCATAAAAAGACGTTCCCGGCTGGTTGGTGCGCCGTAATCGCAAGCCTTCAATACCCACCACTCCACGGTGTAGCCGAGGCGCCGTAACTCGGCGACGAACACGGCCCAGGTCTGCCCGCGGCGAGCTGGGTCTGGTACCAGGAACTGATTGTTAACCGGCACAATTTCGCCCTGGTCCGCAACGCGGTTGATTTTGCTTTTCGGTTTGGTTGGGTGCGGTATCAAATCGAGAGTCACCACTCGGCCGGTGACCTTGCAGCGTTTGGCGATCAGCGGCCCCCACTGGAGGATCTGTTTCACGTTTTCCAGGCTGATGACTCGAGGCTTCTTCTTGCCGGCCCACTTCAGGCCGATCCACGACAGGTTCCGGATCTCGCGCTTGCGCGGCTGGCCGCCGGCGGCCTGGCTGTGGTGCGTGCAGTCCGGCGACATGTGGAACCAGCCCACGGCCTTGCCGCCGCACTCGGTGTCCGGATCACCGTCGAACACGTCGGTCGTGTAGTGAACGGCGCCCGGGTGATTAACGGTGTGCATGCTGATCGCCTGCGGGCTATGGTTCTTCGCAACGTTCACCGCGCGACCCAGGCCCATTTCCAGCCCGGTACCGGCGCCGCCGCCACCGCAGAAGAAGTCGACAACGATCTCATCGTCCTGAGTGTTGAAGCCCAAGGCGTACTGGGTTTTGAAATCGAAGGGTGGTTTCTTGAATGCTGTCACGCGTACGTCCTCCGGTGGCTGCTTTGCATCAGCTCCATCAGTCGGTTGAAGTACTGCATGCCTGCCTCTTGTGCCGAAAGTGGGGTGATGTACTCCCGCATCGGTGGGATACCGCGCAGGCATTCCCATTCGGCAGGGTGGTCGGGCATCAGGTCGCGACGTTCGGTGGCCAGCGCCACCAGATCGGCGCGCACCACGCACTCGGGCAGGATGGGGTCGAGGTTGAATCGTGCACAGATCGCCTGCCAGATCAGTGTTTCCATCACGCGATAGCCTGGCATGATGGCTTTAAGTGGGCTGGTCATATCTCCGAGGTACGCTTCCGGCGCATCGTGGAGCATCGCCGCCAGTTGGTCCTCCTCGGGGACAAGGCTTGCAACCAGCATGCTGTGCTGGGCAACGCTGTAGTGCGTGCGGGTGTGGCCGTTGAAACGGCACAGGTTGGCCAGTGCGTGCGCGATATCGTTGGGCGCAATCATGGCGGCGGTCGGGTTTGTCAGGTTGAACTGGCGACCGCTGTGCGTGAGTATCCAGCTCATGCTGCGTCCCCCTTTGGCCACAGACCCAGCTCAACGGCTTGGCGGTTGTGATGGAGTTCGAATGCTTCACGCAGCGCGTCGCGCAGGTGCGGATAGCCCTCGGTGTCGGCTTCGTGGGGGAAGCTGATCGAACTGAATTCCGGCGCCGCGCTGAAGGTGCCGTGCTTGTCGAGCCATTCGATGAGCTGGGTGTCCAGTGGCTGGGCGTTGAGGTTGCCGGCCATCTCGACGGTGTGGAAGACGCGGTACGCCATGGCGCGGGCAACCTTGATCAGCTGTTCGGCTTTTGCCTGGCTCGCCTCGGTGCCTTTCAAGGCTTTCCACGTTTGCAGTGCGAGCGCCAGAAACTGGGTGATCTCGGTCAAGTCGCGATAGTCGACCGGGGTGAAAGGTGTGGCTTTGATCCCGTGCATCTGCGTGCGCAGGTCGGCCAGTTGTTGGGCTTCGCGGTTGCGAAGTTGCGTGATCGTGACGAGGTCAGTATTCAGCACGGCTACGCGCTGACTGTGCAGGGCGTTGCGTTCGGTGAGGCCTTTGTTGTAACTGCGGGCCATTGCTTTCAGAACGATTTTCCGGATGTAGAACCCCAAAAGCAGCAGGGCGGTTAGGGTTCCGCTGGCGATGATGATCAGGTCTTGTGCTTGCATGTGCTGTGCTCCGGTAGAGCCCGCCGCCGGGATTCTTGGTGAGAGGCCGGCGGCGGGGTGTTGCGATGGTGTTGGGGTTATGCGCTGAAGGTGCCCAGGATCAGCGTGGCGGTGCCGCCGACTTCCTTGGTGAGTGCGGTCTTAAACTCTTGAGCGATCTCTTCGACCTGTTGCTCTTCGCCGGCCCAACGCAGCTTGAGGGTTGGCTTGTCGTCGCCGGTCAGGATGCTGAGCTTCAAAGTGAAGATGCGGGTGCCGAGGCCGTCATACGGGATCAGTGAGAATTGCAGAGCTTCAACGCGGGTTTCAGCGGACGCCGCTTCGATGCTCTCCATTGCGCTGCGTGCAGCGCTGAAGTTGTGCTCACTGCTGGTGGCGGTACTGCGCGCTTCGATGGTGATGTTGCGCACGCTGGCAACGGCGGCGCTGATCGGCATGGTCGCACCACCTTCTTTGATGGCTACTAGGCTCGCGTGCCAGTCCTCGATCCATTCGGCGAGTTCACGCTGGTTGAGCTTCCTTCCGGCAATTTCTTGAAGCGCTTTGTACGCGGCAGTTGGCTTCAGCTTCAGCGTTGCAAAGTCATCCGCATGTCCGGGTGCCTCATCGGTGCCGAGGTTGAAGAACACCTGGCAGCTCATGTTGTCTTGATCAATGAAGCCCCTTGCTGCCGGACCGCTGCGTGAAATCGTGTATTCGGCGAAGTCGCGCAGACTGTTGGTATGCAGTTGGCCGCGAAAACGCAGACGCCCCGCCTGATACTGTTCCAGGTTGTGGATCTTCACGCCCACGGGCAGAGCCGCCAGCGGCATCAGGGCAGAGGGTAGGGCGGCAGCGGCGCCGGCTTGGTCGAGAATCAGCTCCAGTGTGTCTTTAGCGAGTGGCATTGGTATTTCCCTTTTGGTGAGAGGACTTGGTATTGCGATCAGATGCGCGCGTTATCGGGCGTGCACCGGGGTATCGGCCTTGTCGAAGAGCTGCGACGTCGGGTTGTTTTGGAACAGGGTCAGGCCATCCGGTGTGACGTAGAGCGGCGTGTCGAGGGTGGAGTCCTCGCGCAACTTTCCGCGTTTGGTTGGTTGCTGGAAGTCGAGGGTGTGGCTGACGGCGACCTGGTTGCTCTGGCCGATCTGTTTCATCTTCAGCGTGATGGTTACCTGGCCGGCCTTGCCATGGTCGATGACGCCGGCGGCGACGTTCGACAGTGCCTGGCCGACTTGCTGCGCGAAGACGCCGGCGTTGAGTGAGTTGAAGAAGTCGTTCGTGTCTGTGGCTTTCATGTGCTGTGCCTCATTGAGTTTGTGTTGTTGCGCCTGATCGGCAGGCGCCACCGTGGAGTCAGGCCGCTTGCTTCGGCGCTTGGGCGTCGAGGTATTCAGCCAGGTGATGCAGGTACACCACCGGTTTCGCGCGGGCCGAGTTGTGCAGGCGGGTCACGGTCAGGTTTATGCGGCCGGCCTTGATCTCGCTCAGCAGGTAGCGGTCGGTGCGGATGTGGGTGAAGTAGTGTTCGCGTACTGCCGTCAGGGACGGGCAGGGCGTGGCGAACTGGCGGCGCAGTTGATCGATTGTGTCGCTCACGCTGCGTTCTCCCCGTGCCCCTCTGTTGGGGGCAGCAACTTCAGGCGGATCATTTCGGCCAGTCCTTCCTTGCTTTTGCCCATGGCGGCGGCGCAGACGTGGCCGTGGGCGTCCGCGACAACTGCGCCGAATGGGTATTCAGGTGAGTTGGTCGGGGTGACGTAGGCGGTTTGGCCTTCGTGGATCACGTTGTTGACGCAGCGGTACACGTCGGCCAGTTCGAGCACGCGCATCGGCAGGGCGCTGAGCTGGTCTATCGCTTCGCTGGCGGCGCCAATCAGCGTTGCGCGGCTGACGATGCCGGGGCTGTCCAGGTAGATCGGAATCAGTCGGAGCGTGCCGAGCGCCATGCAGTGAGCATTGAGGTATTCGTTTTTCATGCGGCGGCGTCCTTGTTCGTGATGGTGATGCCCAGCTTTTTCGCCAGCCAGTCGATCCCTTCTTCCTTCACCATCACTACGGCGTAGTGGCGGAGCTTGTTGATGCCGGGGATCACGGTGCTGCGTGGGTCTGAGAACAGATAGCCCCGGTCCCGGTGCTGGCTGGCAAGGTCGCCGCTGCTGTTGAGGATGCCCAGCTCGCGCAGCCTGGCGCGAAAGGCGCGGGGCTTGAGTCCGAGCAGTGCGGCGGTTTCGTCCAGGGTGCGGTTCGTCATGGCTTCGCCCTCAGACCGACGCTGGGGCGTTGGCGACTTCATGAATGAAGTCGCGCAAGTGCAGATGATTTGCCCGGTCACCTCGGCGTAGCCTGATCGTGTCTTTGCGGCCAGCCACATCGACTTGGACGATTGTCTGGCTAGGCGTCAACTCAACCGTGAATTCGGCGCGCATCGTTTGCTGAGGACGTATCAGGTCACAAGTAGCATCGCCGCCGACCTGCAGCATGTGGTGCAGCAGCTCTTGCTTCGCAAGGGGGAGGGAATATGCGCTCATGCCGCGTCACCCCCGAACGGACCCAGATCCGGCGCGGCAGTCACTGCTTTCGCAGATGCCAGGCGGGCGCCGGGGGTGATGATTACCAGCAAGCCAGTGTGCTTTTGAATTGCTTCGACGGCCGCCGGGCTGGTACAGGCTGCTGGGTGTAGGTACACCGGGCAGCGGGTGGTGCTGTGCTGTGTCGTTTGCATGGCTCGTACTCTTGGTGAGAGGTGTACGAGCAAAAGACTATACATACGGTTTTGGATGGTCAATACGCAAACGCATAAATATGCGTTTTGAAATGCTAACCGACCAACGGCAAGACGTGGAAGTGTGTGGTTACGCTGCGGAAACTAGGATTTATCTGATTCGGGTCGCTCGACGAACAGCAGCTTCATTTCGGAGAGGCGGTAGGATCGCAACGCTTCTAGGAGGTCTTGGTCCTCTTCGTATATCTCTGCGATGTACTCGTTTATGAAGCCTTGAATTGCGAGTGCAAGCGATTTTTCTTGTTCTAGAGATGTGAATGTCTTCGACCCCTGAGCGTCGACGACCTTGATTTCCAACTTCGTGCGACCCCTTGCAGATTTGGGGCCTAAGCGCTTTTGGGGCCGGGCGCTAATCGGTTCGGGTTCGGTGGTGGGTAGCGTTTTTAGGGGAAAGAGGTCCTGCTTTCCAGTCCAAAGCCAGTTTGCAGATACTCCCAAAGCCTTCGCTATTTTGAGAATGTTTTGCTGCCTGGGACTTTGTGACTCTCCCGTCATTATTCTGTGAATAGTCGGTTGTGGTACGCCAGAAATTCGACCCAGTTCTGTTTGCGATAGACCTAGCTCACCCATACGGTCGGCTATTCGTTTGCGAATCATTCGGGGGATCCTAGCTTGAAATATACGCCCTCATTCTATTGCATGGGTATATACGTGTGCGTATGATCTGAAACGTATAAACGAATCGGAATTGACTATGAACATCCCGGAAATGCTGAAGGAGCTCATGAGTCTGGGGTTCACCCAGCGCGGCATCGCCATACAGATTGGCACAACGCAGCCAACCATATTCAGGGCCATCAATGGTGCTGATGTGCGGTACGAGCTGGGCAAGGCAATAGAAAGCTTGTACGAGAAAGAGGTCGGTGCGGGTAGATTGAAACGCGCCTGAAAGTGCCAGGCTGGGGCCTCTCACCAAAGAATCCCCCAGCCCAGCTGCAACGAGTTACATGAGTTACATACAGCTCGCTACATAGATCGTCGGCTCGGGGCCTCTCACCACAAGATCTCCCCGGACTGACTGGAACGATGAACCGTGCGGCACAGCACGATTAGCACAGCACATCGGTCGTGGTCGTAGGATAGGGCGTGTCCCATCTGATGGCTAGGCCGTAAACGGGGTATTTACGGTTATGAGTCGAACAGATCTCCTTCCGGGCGCTGGCCCGGTTCTTTCTTTGCGCGAGGCGCTTTACCGCGCCGGGCGCGATTTCCGGGGCGGCATCACAACGTTGGCCCATGACATGTTCATGGATTACGACGAGCTCCAGAAGAAACTCAAACTCAACGAAGAGCGCCGCTGGTTGACTCCCGATGAACTCGAAGAGGTCATCCGGTTGACGCAGAACCCTGCATTGCTCGATGCGCTTGTGAGGCCGGCGGGTGCCGTTTGGTACAAGCCGACGCCAGTGCCTGCAACGTCTGAGGCGTTGAAGTCAGTTGGCAAGCTACTGGAAAGAACCGGCGAATTTGTTTCGAGCATGCATGCCGGTGCGGCTGACAACGTATGGGAGCCGCACGAAGTCGCTACCCTGGACAAATACGGCATCGATGTCATTCAGGCGGTGCTGGGCATCATGGCGGGCGCGCGTCAGGCCATGGAGGGTCAAGACAATGGCTGACGATATCGATCGCGCCAACGACCAGGCGCAATACCTGCTAGACGTTGCCCTTCATCGAAACCGCCGCATGGCGACGAGCCGCGTCAGCGCGCAGTTCTGTGAGGATTGCGACGATGCTATCCCGTTGCTTCGACAGCAGACGATTGAGGGTTGCGAAACCTGCGTCCATTGTCAGGAGTTGCGGGAGGCTCGGAGATGAGCGGCGATAAAATACCACTCCAAGTTCACGAATTGCCAAACCTCCTTCAGTACATCTCGCCAGACCAGCGTGACACGTGGGTCGAGGTTGGCATGGGCCTGAAATCTGAGTTCGGTCAGGAGGGTTACGGCCCCTGGAACAACTGGAGCCAGAGCAGCAAGAGCTATGACGGCAAGGCGGCTTTGTCCGTCTGGAAGTCGTTCAAGAAGGGCGGTACCGGCATGGGCACAGTGATCAAGCTGGCCCTTGATGCGGGTTGGAAGGCCGACAAAACCGAAATGTCTGCCGAGGAAAAGAAGCGGTTTGCGGCAGAAGCTGAGCTGCGGCGCAAACAGCGTCAGGCGGAGGTCGAGGCTGACGAAGCTTTACTCGAGGAGATGCGTGGTCTGGTGGCTGACTGCTGTTTGCGAATCTGGAACGAGCATTGTCAGTCGGAGGGGCGCAGCCCGTACCTTGACCGTAAGCAGGTTGGCGCGTTCGGTGTCGGGTTCTTCAGCACCACGGTCATTCTGTCTATTGATGATCGTAACAAACGCTGTCAGGTGTGGGCTGGCAGCAACGCGATGCAGTTTTTCAACGGTTTGCCCAAGCCTCGGCCCGACTACCTGAGTTTTCTGGTGTTCAAGCCGGGCAGTATTGCGATCCCGCTTCGTGATGCCGCAGGCAAGTTGTGGAGCCTGCAATCGATCAATGGGCAGGGAACCAAACTGTTTCCGAAGTACGGGCGCAAGTCCGGGTGCTTCCACGTGTTGGGCGCGGTCGATTCGCCGGCGGTGGTTGGTGAAGCCGAGGGTTACGCGACGGCCGCAAGTGTTCACATGGCCAGCGGTTGGCCCGTAGCGATGGCGGTTGACTCCGGCAACCTGGTGAACGTCGCCCGAATTCTGCGTGAGGCGCATCCTGAAGCATCGATCGTCATCGCGGGAGATGATGACCCGACTGCACCTGGTAATCCCGGACGGACCAAAGCGACTGCCGCAGCCCTTGAGGTCGGTGGCGTTGCTGCGTTCCCGTATTTTGGGGAGGTTGCTTGATGGCCAAGGACTGGAATGATTTGCACATCGAGCAAGGGCTTGATGTTGTGCGCACTCAGCTTTATGCAGCCGCTGCTTCTGCTGTCCCTGTTCAGTTGGAAGACCTTCCCCGTTCCCCATCTCTGGAAGAGCCCGCCGAAAACGGCGCTACGGCTCCAGAGGGGGGCGGGGGGAACGGCTGGACGGCAGAACGGATCTTCACGCGGTTTGCGTTGGTCGAGGGCAAGACGGCGATTTTCGACACGTTCAAACGGGTGATCATCAAGAAGTCCGCGTTCGAAATGCTGGTGACGAAGCCGCTTGCGAAGGAATGGCTTGATCTGCCGGTGAAGAAGGTGATCGCCGATGACATGGCCGAGCGCTTGGCGAATAAGGCCAAGGCAGAAGCGAAGTTCAAACAGGTCAGCGGGGAGGGCATGCCCCCGGTTGAGCGTTACGTTTATATCGACGGGACGAAGGACACGTGGGACGTACAGAAGCGCCGGCGCGTTCCGGAAGGCGCGCTAAAGATGTCGCTGGGTGATGCGTATGGCATGTGGTTGAACAGTCCAGATCGCCGCACGGTGGATATGGAACACATTGTTTTCGATCCGCGTATGACGAAAGACCCTGAGGTGTATATCAACACTTTTGAGGGGCTTCCCCTGGTGCCTGACAGTGATCGCGGCAAGTGCAAGACCTTGCAGTGGATCATCACATTTCTTTGCAACGGTGATCGAGACGCGGCTGACTGGCTGACGAAGTGGCTTGCCTTCCCGTTGCAGAATGTCGGCGCGAAAATGGATACGGCTGTGCTGTTCCACTCGACAGAGGAAGGCAGCGGTAAGAGTCTTCTGTTCAGTGACATTATGGGCCGGATCTATGGTGACTGCGGCGCAACGGTTGGCCAGGCACAGCTTGAGTCGAACTGGACGGTTTGGCAGTCGAACAAGCTGTACGGTGTGTTTGAAGAGGTTGTCAGTCGGGACCAGCGTTACAACCAGGTCGGCAAGATCAAACACATGGTCACCGGTAAGACGGTTCGGATGGAGTCCAAATTTGTAAATGGTTGGGAGGAAGCCAACCATATGAACGCGGTGTTCTTGTCGAACGAGATTATGCCCTGGCCGATCGGGGAGAAGGATCGGCGAATGTTGGTGATGTGGCCCAAGGATCCATTACCCGAGGCCGAACAGAAGAAGGTCAAACATGAGCTGGCCAACGGTGGTGTCGAGGCGCTTTATGACTATCTGCTGAGCTATCCGCTCGGTGACTTCGATGAGCGCACCAAGCCGCCGAATACGTCCGCACGCCAGCGGCTGGTTGAGCTGAGTATGGCGAGCTGGCAGACGTTCTTGCGGGAATGGCGATACGGAATGCTTGGTGCTCCGTTTACGGTGTGCGTGAGCAGTGACCTTTATGCGTTGTTCCTGGAGTGGTGCCACCGCAACAAGGAACACACGCTGAGCCACACGAAGTTCAGCGGCTTCATTTCGACCCAGGTCGATAAAGTGCCTCGGGTGCCTTGGATGGAAGGCGCCCGCCGGTCATTCGGTACGTTCTTCTTTCCGTGGTCCGGTGTAGAGCGTGCGCCTTCCCCGGCCCCATCCTTGACTGCAGCTGCGCTCGGAACAGCGGTTGCCACGTGGCGGGAGCAGGCCAAGGCCAGTGGCTGGAGCGTGGATAGCTGGGAGCATGTTAAGTTCGCCGACCGGGGGAGTGTGGCCGCATGATGACCAGAAGTGTGTCAGGTGTGTTCCCTGTGTTTCAGGTTGAAATTCGAAACCTGACACAACTACAGCCCACGGTTTTCGCGGGTTTCCGTACTCGTGTGTCAGGTGTGTCAGGTTTTACCCGCGTGCAGGCGTGCGCACGCGCAGAAACAATGACACTTCATCAACACTTAATTCAATTTTTCATGCGTGAAGAACAACCCAACACACCTGACACACCTGACACAGTAGTTTTAAAGCAATGTTTTATAAGGGTTTTTGGTGTGTTGGGTTTGTGTCAGGTTTATGGGTTTATGTGTCGGGTTCGGTTTTTCGGGGGGAAGGCGCGATGATCGAGGAAATTGAGGAGCTCATGCAGCACTGGGGCAATCAGTTCAACCAGGTAGGCGAGGGTGGCGGTTTGGGTAGCCCGATGGCGACGATCATTGAGTGGGGTGGTTCGGCGCCTCGCGGTACGCCGGGATCTCGCGATTTGATGATGGCGGCAGGTGGCGGCATGGATCACGTTGCACTGGAAGTTGCCGCAGCGCTGGCGCAGCTTGAGCGTCAGTCCGAGAAGGGCGCGCTGTTGGTGACCCTGGCGCGGAATCGTTATTTGCCTCGGCCTGCGTTGTCGGTTCGGTCGCAGTTGCCCTATCTGGGGCTCGGGGAGGATGCCGACCGGACGTACAGGAACTGGGTTCATGCGCTGCACCAGCAGGTGCTGGTGATTCTGACCGTGCGTAGTGCGCCGATGCGTGATCGCAATCGACGTGTCAGATCGCCGCAAACTGGGCTGACGCGCGCGTCGAAGGTCGCCCGCGTGAGGGTTTGCTAGTTACCGTTCGTCCGGGTTGTTTGCCTCAAACCTGCGTCAAAGTGCGTCAAAGGTGCGTCGAGACAACCAACCGAAAATAGGCCCTTTTCGGTTTTTCCGGAGGCAGGTAAAAAGTCCCCACGATATGCGATTTGCGCCTGAATCGCTCACTGAGCACGTGCTGTGCAGCTTCACCCGGTTCTCCCCGAGCCGGTCACCTAACCCCGCTTCGGCGGGGTCTTATTTGATTCCTTGGCGAGGGCCTTCTTGGCCTGGCTAGCACCTAGCCAATAGCCCACACCCATAGCAGTGAGAAGTAGACCGGCGGATCCGTTAAAGAAGCTCATAACCAAGTCAACAATGTCTTTACGGCTTAAGGGTTCGACGCTGATGGAAAAGTCGTAAACCTGATAGTACGAATACGCTGTGATTCCAACACCTATTAGTAGCAGGAACGATTTGAGTGTGAACGATGTGACCTCAATACGCTCATGCTCAGTGGCTTTCACCCAGTTGAACAGCACTGCGAAAAAAAGTGCCAGTAAGCTGATAACTATTGTTATGTAACTCATCGCGTTCCCTCACATCGAAGAACGCGAATGATATTCCATGTACCGCACTGATAGTAGTTACCCACCTTTTGTACTTCGGGGTCAAACCTCAAAGCTCATGTAGATCGTATAGATCGCTTCGGCGTTTTTTCTGCCCAATGGATATTTGCAAGGAGAGTCAGCATGAGCGAGCCGGCAACTGTTGTCGTGGCCGGTGGTGTGGGACTTGCGGCCACTGGACTGCTAGCGGGCGTGGACATGCTCGCGGTGATCGGTGCGTTGGCTGGTTCTCTGGTGTTCTTCACCACCACTGAGGAATTGCCGGTTTGGAAGCGTGTTCTGTTCCTGCTGGTGTCTTTCGTGATGGGTTACATGTTCGCCCCTGGCATGGCCGAGGTTGAGTTGTTCGGCACCAGGCCTTTCAAGTACACCGGGCCGGCGGCGTTCGGCGCGTCGGTGGTGGTTGTGACCGTCGCGCTTGCTGTCATCAAGCGGCGCGGCCTCATTGCTGAACAGCAAGGGAGGCAGGATGGATAGTCAACTGATGCCACAAGTGCTAACGCAGGCCACGTTCTGGTTGTGCGTGGCACTGTTCGTTCGCCTGTTCACTTTCCGCCGGCGCGGTGCCCGGTTCCGTCGGAGCATGAGTTGCCTTGCCTGGGTGGTGATGGTCGCGGCGGGATCCACCGTGGTGTACATCGGCAAGGGACAGTTGGTCATGCCGACGAACTCTTGGCCGCTGGTGATCGTGCTGGCGGTGTTCGTTGGGTCGGTGTACCAGAGCGGTGGAAATCTGGCCCGGGTCTGGAAGATGGGCTGATGAGCAATGTATCGGATGACCGACGCGGCAGTAGCACAGAACGGGGTTACGGGTACAAGTGGCAGCAGTCACGTGCCGCGCACCTGCGGGAAAATCCGTACTGCACGATGTGTTCGTGCGATCGGCGTCCGGTCGCGGCGACAGTCGTTGACCATAAGGTCCCGCCCAAGCTGAAGGAAGCCAAGGACAGTGGCGACCCGGCGCGGATCAAGGCGGCGTGGAAGCTGTTCTGGAACCCTGAGAACTGGGCGGGCCTGTGCAAGTTCTGCCACGACTCGACGAAGCAACGGATCGAGAAGAGCGGGCGGGTGCCGGGGTGCCACGCCGACGGCCGGCCGGTCGATCCGGGCCATCACTGGAACCGGTGACCGCCCATCCCCGACGCACCAAAAAATGACACGCCCCGAGGGTAGGGGGGGTGAAAAACTTCATTTCGACTTCTCTCTAGACCGATCGCCCCCCTCTTTACGCAAAGTCGGGAAAAATGAGGGAGGGGGGGTATCGACAGGTAAGAGGTTGAATTTATGGCAGGAAATGGAAATTCGGGCCGTCCGTCTTTGCCGGCGTCGGTTCATTTGTTGCGGGGAAATCCGAGCGGAAAAAACGTCGCTGCTTTGCTGGACGAAGTTCAGTCCCCAACAGTCCCGGTGAAAGCCCCACCCATGCCGGATGTCCTTTCGGACGATGCCAAGGCCGAGTGGGAGCGGGTGGTACCGGCGCTGATGTCTATGCGGCTTCTCTCCGAGCTCGATGCCATGGCGCTGGCCGCGTACTGCCAAGCCACTGCGGATTGGCGCCGTTATCAGCGGCTGATCGCGGAGAAGAATGCCCAGTCCACCGATGAACTGGGTGGCGATGTCCAAACCTTCAAGACCGGTGCCCAGCAGATGCACGTTTTGCGGCAGCTCGCCAACGATGCCGAGCGCCGCGCCAACGCCGCGGGCGCCCAGTTCGGCATGTCGCCAGTGTCGCGGCGTAACCTGAAAGCGCCGGCGCCCCCGCAAGGTGAGTTATTCCCCAATGACCCAAGAGCAGCCGCTGAACGATATTTCAGCTGATGACCGAGTGACCGGCTACGCGAAGGCCGTGCTTGCTGGTGAAATCGTCGCGGGCCCGGATGTCCGCAATGCGTGCAAGCGTCACTTGCGAGATTTGAAGAACGGTCCGAATCGCGGGTTGGTGTTCGACCTGGACCGTGTGAATCGTGCCATCGGTTTTTTCGAAGATGTCCTCTGCCTCAACGGCGGTGACTACGAAGGCATGCCGTTCTTGCTTGCCCCTTGGCAAGCCTTCGTCGTGGGCAGTCTATTCGGTTGGATGACGGAGGATGGTTTCCGGCGTTTCCGCTTGGGCTACATCGAGACGGGAAAGGGCTCCGGTAAAAGTCCTCTGGTTGCTGGCATCGGCTTGTATGGTCTGGCTTCCGACGGTGAGCGGCGTGCGGAAATCTACGCGGCCGCTACCAAGCGCGATCAGGCCATGGTCTTGTTTCGGGACGCCGTGTCGATGGTGGACATGTCACCGTCGCTTTATTCCCGGGTGGTGCAATCAGGTCGAGACGAAAAGGTCTGGAACCTGTACTACCCCAACACCCGATCATTCTTCCGCCCCATCAGCGCGGACGAAGGCCAGTCCGGCCCGCGCCCTCACATCGGCCTGCTCGATGAGGTGCACGAACACAAGACGGCCGCGACCGTGAACATGATGCGCGCCGGTACCAAGAACCGGCGCAAGGCCATGGTGGTGATGATCACCAACAGCGGCTCCGACAAGAAGACAGTGTGCGGTCAGTACCACGACCTGGGCGTGCGGATCTGTGCGGACATCGAAACAGACGACAGCTTCTTCGCGTTCATCTGTTCGCTGGACGAAGGGGACGATCCATTCACGGACGAAGCCTGCTGGCCGAAGGTCAACCCCTCGCTTGATCACATCGCAGAAGGGCAAGCCGACGGCATCCCCGGGCGCAAGTACTTGCGTGAACAGGTGCAGTCAGCGCGGGGCCTGCCGGCGCAAGAGTCCGTGGTGCGTCGCCTCAACTTCTGCGAGTGGACCCAGGCGGATGCGCCGTGGATTTCGTGGGCTGTCTGGAAACAGGCCGAAGAGCGCGTACCGATGCGGCTTCTCCGTAACCGCCGTTGCGTTGCCGGCCTCGACCTGGCCAGCACCACCGACCTGACTGCGTTCGTGCTGCTGTTCTGGCCAGTGCCACACGACCCTCACTGGCGGTTACTGCCGTACTTCTGGATTCCGGATGAGGATCTGCAAGGGCGTGAAGATCGGGACAAGGTTCCGTACGCCATGTGGGTCAAGGACGGACACCTCGAAACGACCCCCGGTCGTGCCATCAGCAAGAAGCACGTACTGATGCGGCTCGTAAAAATCTGCGCGTACTTCGATGTCGAGCGAATCGGCTATGACCGTTGGCGCGTGGAAGACCTGTTGCAACTGATGGCGGATGAGGATATCTCGCTGCCGGAAATGGTCGGTTTCGGCCAAGGCTTTAAGGACATGGCGCCGGCTGTCGATGAGTTCGAACGCCGGTTGCTGGGGCGTGCAGATGAGCAGGGCGTCATTGATCTGGATCCGGCGGACGTTGAAGTCATCGAAACGGAAACGGTCGAAACGCTACGCCATGACGGTAACCCGGTCATGACCTGGTGCGCCGGTAACGCGGTGATCGTTTGCGATCCGGCCAACAACCGAAAGGCCGACAAGGCCAAAGCCACGGGGCGGATTGACGGCATCGTGGCATCCATCATCGCTGTCGGGACCAGTATCAAATCCGCAGGCCCGAGCGGCAAATCCATCTACGACGAAGGGGCAGGTATATGAAATTAGCCATCGCGGCCTGGCTGGCCGGCCTGCTGGGCTTCGGGCTGCTGGTGGGTGGAGTGACGCTGATCAGCGTTCCCGCTGGTTGCATCGTCGCCGGGCTCGGCCTGATGGCCTGGGCCTACCTTGCCGATCGCGCAGCCGCTGTACTGAAAGCCCAATCAAAACCCCAAGGAGGTTGAGCATGTTTTTCTCAAGCGTGCTCGGCGAAGGGCACGGCACTCTCACAAACCCGGACAGCGGATTCTGGCGCGGCCTCATCGGCAGCGGCCGCAACAGCTCGGGAGTTACAGTCACACCCGAGTCCGCGCTGGGCCTGCCCATCCTGCAGAACTGCGTCACGCTGCTGGCGGAAACCATGGGGCAGTTGCCCTGTGAGATGTACCGCCGGCAAGACAAAGGGCAGCGGGAACCGGCGATCAATCATCCGGCCTATGACGTCCTGCGGTACCAGCCCAACGGATTCCAGACCCCGTATGAATACCGGGAATGCACCCAGCTCGCGGCGGGCCTGCGGGGCAACGGTTACAGCTTCATCGACCGTCGCGACGACGGCAACGTCATCGGCCTGTGGCCGTTGTGCAATAACAAGGTGCAGGTGCTAAAAGGTGCCGACCTGCTGCCGTACTACCGCATTGGCGCGAGCGAAGCGCTGCCGATGCGCATGATCCACCACGTGCGCTGGGTCAGCACGAATCACTACGTCGGCCTTTCCCCGATCGAAGTGCACGCGGACTCACTGGGGCTCGCCCAGGCCGTCCGGCAATACACGGGCAAGAGTTTCGCCAACGGCGTGACCGTATCCGGCGTGATCGAGCGCCCCCGTGAAGCTCCGTCGATCAAGGATCAGGGCAGCATCGACAAGATCGTTGATCAGTGGGGCCAGAAGTTCGGCGGCATGGACAATGCCAAGAAGGTCGCGCTGTTGCAGGAGGGCATGACGTTCAAGCCAGTGTCGATGAACAACGTGGACGCCGAGGTGCTTGGCATCCTCAAAACCACCGGCACCGATATCGCCCGGATCTACAAAATCCCGCTGCCCATGGTCAACGACCTGGAAAAGTCGAACTACAACACCCTCGAACAACTGATGATCCAGTTCGTGGTGTTCGCGTTGCTGCCGTGGGTCAAGCGCCACGAACAGGCAATGATGCGCGACTTCCTGCTGCCCAAGGACCGCCGCGAGTACTTCATCGAGTTCAACCTGTCGGGCCTGTTACGTGGCGACCAGAAGAGCCGCTATGAAGCTTATGCCATCGGCAGGCAGTGGGGCTGGCTCAGCGTCAACGACATCCGGCGCTTGGAGAATATGCCGCCAGTGCCTGGTGGCGATATCTACCTGCAACCCCTGAACATGGTGGATGCAGGCAAACCGAGCGGCGATCTGACCAACCCTCAAGTACGAGCGCAGCTCGAACTCCAGCAAGCTGAAATCGGAAGGATTCTTGCCCAATGAAAAACTACCTGCGAGCCTCCAGCCTGCTGTTCAATCAGCCGCTGCTGGTGCTGCCCGACATGCTGGATCTTGGCGTGCGCTGGGCCAACCAGGCAATGAGCCTGAACATTGTCAACATCGGCGCCAAGCAAGGCCCGGCCATCTGGGACGATGACGGTATTGACCGTATCGCACAGCGTGAAGAAGAGCGCCGAACTGCCATTGCTCGAACCGGGATCGAGGTGATTCCCGTAAGCGGTGTTCTGGTCAGCCGTGGCAGTCATATCAGCATGTGCGAAACGATGACCAGCTACGAATCACTCCGGGCGCAGTTGCGCAACGCGGTGGCGGATCCGATGGTTGAACGCATCGTGCTGGACATCGACAGCCCGGGCGGTTCCGCCGTCGGCGCTTTCGAACTGGCCGCCGATATCCGCGCCATGGCCCAGCAAAAGCCCATCACCGGCATCGTCAATTTCATGGCCTACAGCGGCGGCTATTTGCTGGGATCGGCGTGTAGCGAGCTGGTGGTGAGCCAGACCAGCGGCGTCGGCTCGATCGGCGTCATCGCCAGTCACATGGACCGCTCAAAGCAGGAAGAGGGCTTGGGCGTCAAGGTGACCACGGTGTATGCCGGGGCTCACAAGAACGACCTCAGTCCTCACGAACCCTTGAGCGAACAGTCGCTGCAGTACCTGAACGATGTTGTTCAAGAGAGCTACCAGCTCTTCGTCAACGCCGTGGCGGAGTATCGCGGGCTGTCCGTGCAACAGGTCATTGCCACCGAGGCTGGGCTGTATCGAGGACAGGCCGGGATCAACGCCGGTCTTGCCGACCGGATGCAGAGTCCGCAACAGGCTGTTGATGACCTGTCTCAATCCATCGCATTGAGCCGCGCAGGCCGCCAGTCCGGTCGCTTGTCCGTCCGCGCAGCCGCACTGAATCTTCAAACCCAGATCTGACCGCGTTCGCGGCAGTCACCGAAACCCGCCCTGTGCGGGTTTTTTCATGCCCAGGAGGCAACATGTCCCAAGTACTTCAGTTGCGTAGCGAACGCGCGAAGATCAACGAATCGATCCAGGCACTGGCCAAGCTCGAAACCGACGGCGAAACGCTGACGGCCGAACAATTGGCCCAGTTCGCCAGCCTGGAAGCGGAGTTCAATGCACTGACCGACAAGATCAGTCGCGCAGAGCAGGCCGAGCGCATTGCTGCCGCGAGCGCGGTACCCGTCAGTGAGTCTGCTCAAGGTCGCACCGGTCCGCCGCATGGTCGTATGCACGGCCATATTCATGGCGGCGGCCCGGCAGGAGCGCCAGGTGTGGGGATGGCCCAGATGGTTCGTCTGCTTGCTGCTGCCGGCGGGAATCAACACCAAGCCGCTGAAATGGCGAAGCAGGGTGGTTTCTCTACCGATGTCTCCATGGCGCTCAGCACCGTAACGCCCGGTGCCGGTGGTGTGTTGGTACCAACGAACTTCGCTACCGAAATCATCGAAGCGCTGCGCCCGATGTCCGTTGTTCGCAAGATGGGCGCCCGTAGCCTGCCGCTGAACAATGGCAACCTGACCCAACCCCGCATTACCGGCAACACCGTCGTCACCTACATCGGCACCGAAACCGATATTCCGCTGACCGGAATGACGTTCTCGGACACGAAGCTGTCTGCGAAAAAGGCTGCGGCGATTGTGCCTATTTCCAACGACCTGATTGCGAACGCGGGCGTCAGCCCACGAATCGACGAAATTGTCGTTGCTGACCTGGCGGTGTCCATGGGGCTGTCGGAGGATCTGCATTTCATCCGCGCAGACGGTAGCGGTTCTCTGCCCAAGGGCATGCGTTACTGGGCGCAGTCGTTCAACGTTCTGCCTGCGCCGGCAGTGGACACCATCACCCTGGAGAAGATCGACCTGTTCTGTGGCGGCATGATGCTCCGCCTGGAAACCGCGAACGTGATGATGAAGGACTGCGGATGGCTGATGCACCCTCGCGTTTTCCGCTGGTTGCAGTCGTTGCGTGATGGCAACGGCAACAAGGCCTATCCGGAAATCGAGCAAGGCTTGTTCAAGGGCTATCCGGTTGGTTTGAGCAACCAGATCCCGGTCAACCTTGGCGCCGGTGGCGACGAGACCGAATTCTACTTCGTCAACTTCGCAGACATGATGATCGGCGAAGACATGGATCTGACGATCTCCTTCAGTAATGAGGCTTCCTACAAAGACGCCGAAGGCAACATGGTCAGCGCGTTCCAACGTGACCAGACCCTGGTCAAAGTGATTGCCAAACACGACTTCGGCCCGCGTCACGTCGAGTGCATCGTCGTTGCCATCAACGTCAAGTGGGGCGCCGGCATGTAATCCAGCGGCCCCGCCTCGGCGGGGCTTTGCATATCTGAGGGATGAGTGATGACTGAAAAAACAGTAGTGCGATTTTTGAAGGCTTGGCGCGGGTATTCGGCAGGTGAGCTGGCGGGCTTCGATGAGCCGGTTGTCGAGGGTTTGGAGTCCAAAGGTTTTGCCGAAATCTATAAAGGCGATGGCGAGCCGACCACGAAGGCAAAGTCCGGGAAAGGGAAAACCCAGAAAGGTGGCGGTTCCACCCCCGGTAATGCCAACACCAATGTTGAAGCGGGCACTGGAACAGGTACCGAAACTGGCGCTGGCGCTGGTACCGATCCCGACGACGAGAAACCCTAAGCCATGGCCCGTCGAATCGAGTACTTCGGCGATCCAGTTCTGACGCTGGAGCAAGTAGCGTTCCAGTGTCGGCTGGAACCTGAGGACATGGAGCCGGGGCTGATTCGCGACATCATCATCCCCGGTGTCACGACTCAGTGTGAATCCAAAACCGGAGCGGGTATTCGCGGGGCGATCTACGAAGAGGACTGGCCCGTTGCGTTCCCTTCAGGGCACGCACTGGACATCGGGCAGGCGACCGAAGTTATTTCGATCAAGGTCCGGCAGCCTGATGGCACGTGGATCGACCACACTGGCCCGGTTGATCTCGAACAGGGCCAGCGCGAAAGCTTCGTATCGTTCCCGGCGGGACGGCCTGCTGGCGTCCTGCGGATCCGGTACAAGGCCGGGACTGATCTTGATCTTCACCCGGGTGTCCGCAACTGGCTGCTGATGGCGGCGGCTACGATTCATCGGCACCCGGAAATGTTCCTTGTAGGTCAGTCCCTGTCAGAGCTCCCGTCCGACTTCCTTGACCACCTGGTGGCCGAGATCACCGTACCGCCGAGGTTCTAACCATGGCCTACCGCGAACCGAGCGCCGGTGAACTGGATCGGCGGATTACGCTCAGGCTCCGCACGGATGCCCCGGCGCCGGATCAAGGCCTTGACTCAATCTTCACCGACGAGAAAAAGCGTTGGGCGAAGATCGAGCCAGTCGGTACCGCCGTTTACACAGCCGGTGTTCAAACCGATGTGAAGATCACCCACCGGGTGACGTTCTACTACCTCAAGGGGGTAAGTGATGCTCATGAGGTCGTGCACGGAGGCATCATCTATCGGGTACGACGGGTCGCCGATATGAACGGAACCCGTCGCTTCACCATTCTGGAAGTCGAAGAACTCGGGCCGCTAAAGCCTAAAGGTGGAATCTATGGCTAACTCCGCATCGGTCGAAAGTTACCTTCACGTCGAGGGCTTCGAAGATTTCGAGCGTGAAGCGTTCGACAAAAAGAAGATCCGTGCCGGGATGCGCAAGGCCGGTTTGCTGGTGACCCAGCACGCGCAAATGAACCTGGTGCTGGGCAAGGGACGGCAGGGCTACCCAGTCAACCGAACCGGTGAGACCGTCAGCTCCATCAAGTTCAAGGTGTCGCGCTCCGGCTTCCTGGTCAAGATTTCCCCGACCCTCACGCCTGCAATGGGCGAGTTTTATCCGGCCTACCTTTTCTACGGTGTGAAACAAGGCCGAAAGCCCCAGAAGCTCGCGCCCGGCAAAGGCATCGGGCGCAAGAATCGACGGCAGGCAGGCGTTCGTGCGCGACTGGTCGCCGAACGGGCGGCGGGGGAATGGCGGATCAAACCGCACGACAACTACATGGCTGACGCGCTTCAGGATTCATCCGAGCAAGTTCGGTCAATCCTGTTCACGGCGTTTGCAGCGGCGCTGTCATGATCCGCTGGCGGCGTAGAGGGCATTCTCCAGTGTTTTTGAGATAGGCTTGCTGCTCTGTTAACAGGGAGTTACCTATGAAAGCGTTGAGTTTGATTGCCTCCGTCGTCATGTCCGTATCCGCGATTACTGCGCATGCTGTAGAAGCTGCGCGGGAAGCCCCCAGTGCTGCTATCGATCGCATCACCCTCATCTATCTGAACCACAAGATCTACCCCAACGGTTCTGTCGAGTGTGATTCGAAAGTGATTGGCAACCGCTCGATGATTGGGTGCTGGAACCTGACACTGAACGGTAAGAGCGCGCCGCACATCTGGCTCTATGAAGCCAATAAATTCCAGTCAGTGAACGGAAGCGCCCGCCAGTTGGCGGAAGGGAAGTTTTCCAAAGAGTCAGATGTAACCGTCGTGAAGCTTCCTTTGCCAAGCGACATCAATGTTGGTTCGGCGGTGGAGGCCTTCACCAAAGGCTGATCCCCGTTCCGTGAAAAAGCCTCGCACTCGCGAGGTTTTTTTATGCCCGGGAGTTGATCAATGAAGTTGAATCCGATTGTTGCCCATCTCAAGGCGACGTGCCCGACTTATGCCGGGCGGGTCGCAGCCGGTATCGATTGGGACGCTGTTGCGGAGACTGCCAAGCTGCCAATGCCGGCGGCATACGTGATCGCAGCAGCGGATGCCGCAGCGCCAAGCAAGGCACAGAACGCGGTGATACAGGAAGTCACAGACCAGTTTGCCGTGGTGGTTGTACTGGACGCCGGGGATGAACGCGGGCAAGAGGCCAATGATCAGTTGCATGACTTGCGTGCAGAACTATGGCGCGCTCTGGTGGGTTGGAAGCCTGGCCCGGAGTACACGCCGATCGAATACGACAAAGGCACGCTGGTTTTCATCAGTCGTGCCCGAGTCATCTACCAATACCTCTTCACCGCCGAATTCCAGATCGGCCGCAATCGATCGGACCAACCTCCAGAGACCTGGCACGAACTGGAGCTAGATGGTCTGGCCAACTTCACGGGCGCGAACATCCGGATGGATTGCATCGACCCGGCAGACCCCAACCTGAAACGCCCCGGCCCGGACGGGCGCATCGAAGTCCAATTCACTGGAGACGTAAAACCATGACCAAGCGCATCACTGTGGCGCCGGCCGCTGGCCGCTCTGTGCCCGACCCGGAGGCGGGTGACCTGTTGCCTGTTGAGGGTCGGGAAGTCCCCGACAATGCCTGGTGGCGCCGTCGCCTGGCAGACGGTGATGTCACCACCAAGCCCGCCAAAGCTCCATCCACCAAAGCCGTCGCAGCGGCGCAACCCGAGGACGGCAAATAATGGCCATCGGATTCAGCAACATTCCCGTCGATATCCGGGTACCGCTGTTCTACGCGGAGATGGATAGCTCGGCTGCAAACACCGCATCATCGGCCATGCGCCGGCTGATCGTCGGCCAGGTCAACGATGATGCCACCAGCGAGAGCATCGGCAAGCTGGTGCTGGTCTCCAGTGTCGCTCTGGCCAAGAGCATTGGCGGTCAAGGTTCTATGCTCGCCGCGATGTACGAAACCTGGCGAAAGGCTGACCCGATTGGCGAAGTCTGGTGTCTGCCTTTGCAGAATGAAACCGGCGAGACGGCATCAGCGACTGTGACTATTGCCGGTACCGCAACTGAAGGCGGTCTGCTGAACCTGTATGTCGGTGGTGTCCGTGTGCAATCGGTGGTTCCGGCGGCAGCGGCAGCGGCTGCGGTGGCCTCTGCGTTGGCAGTGAAGATCAATGCAAGTCCAGACCTCCCCGTGACCGCCACTGCGGCACTGGGTGTGGTCACGTTGACCTGTAAGTGGACGGGTGAAAGTGGCAACGACATCGGCATTGTTTTGAATCGTCTGGGCAAATCGAACGGTGAGGCAACCCCGGCGGGGCTGACGGTCACGGCCACCGCGATGTCGGCGGGTGTCGGCGCGCCTGACGCTGTGGACGCGATCGCCGCCCTGGGTGATGAACCGTTCGAGTTTCTGTGCCAGCCCTGGTCGGATACCACCACGCTCAATGCCTGGCGCGATGCGATGGATGACAACACCGGGCGCTGGAGCTGGGCCAAACAATTGTTCGGCCACGTCTACAGCGCCAAGCGCGGTACCGTCGGCACTCTGGTTGCAGCCGGTCAGGTGCGCAACGATCAGCACATGACCATTCAGGGCGTCGAGGCCGGTGTACCACAACCGGTCTGGGTGGTCGCCGCTGCTCTGGCGGCCCGTACGGCGGTCTTCATCTCTGCCGATGCCAGCCGACCAACCCAGAGCGGCAGCATGCCGGGGCTGGATCCGGCGCCGGCCAGCGATCGCTTTACTCTGACCGAACGCCAGTCGCTGCTGAGCTACGGTATCGCTACCGCGTACTTCGAAGGCGGTTATGTACGCATTCAGCGTTCGATCACCACCTACCAGAAGAATGCCTATGGCCAGGCGGACAACTCCTACCTGGACAGCGAGACCATGCACCAGTCGGCCTTTATCGTCCGGCGTATGCAAAGCGTGATCACCAGCAAGTACGGACGCCACAAGCTGGCCAGTGACGGTACCAACTTCGGCGCCGGCCAGCCCATCGTCACGCCGAGCACCATTCGTGGCGAGTTGATTGCGCAGTATGCGAAGCTCGAAAGGGAAGGGCACGTAGAAAACGCCGAGCTGTTCGCTGAACACTTGATTGTTGAGCGCGACAGTAATGATCCGAGCCGCGTCAACGTGCTGTTCCCACCGGACTACATCAACGGCCTGCGCATCTTCGCGCTGTTGAACCAGTTCCGCCTTCAGTACGACGCTGCGGCGTAACGCTGACCCTGAGCACCCAGCCCGCCCCGTGCGGGCTTTTTCATTCTGGAGACAAAGACCATGGGCGAAAAAGTAGCCGGCACCGCGTACGTCAAGGTGGACGGGACCCAACTGACAATCAGCGGGGGCGCGGAAGCTCCCCTGATGGGCGTGAAACGGGAGACGGTTTATCCCGGATTCTACAAGGAAGAGGCACTTGCCCCGAGCTTGAAGATGACAGCGATTTTGTCGCAGGGCTTCCCGATCAAGATGCTGGCCAACGGGCGCGACATGACCGTCACCTGCGAATTCGCGAACGGGAAGGTGTACGTCCTTTCGGGCGCCTATCTCGTCGATGAGCCCTCGGCAAAGGGCGACGACGGTACGACTGAACTGCAATTCGACGGTGTGAATGGGAGTTGGCAATGAGTGATTCAGTGAAGCTGCAGGTTGCAATCGAGGCCCACGGCGAGCCGGTGACTGAACTGACCATGCGCCGGCCAACGGTGCAGGAAGTCCGGACCATCAAGGCCTTGCCTTACAAGATCGACAAAAACGAAGAAGTCAGCCTGGACATGGACGTAGCCGCCAAATACATCGCCGTCTGCGCCGGGATCCCGCCGTCGTCGGTCAACCAGCTGGATCTGGCCGACCTCAATGCGCTGAGCTGGGCGGTGGCCAGTTTTTTCATGAGTGCGGCGTCGAGTCCATCGGCGACCTGATTGCCGTTGCGTATGACCTCGCGTGGTTCTGGAAAACCGATCCGGAACTGATGCTGGCGCGGCCACTCGATGTGCTCCGTGAGGCCATGGAGCACGCCCAGAGGATCAACAAACTTCAGCAGGTGCAGTGATGGCGGACAAGTTCCAGCTCAAGGCGTTGATCACTGGCGTCGACAAGCTGTCGCCGACGCTGTCCGGTATCCGAAAAAACGTTGCGGGCTTCCGCAAACAGTTGGAAAGCTCGGGACTGGGCAAGATCAGCTTTCAGGATGTAGTGCAGGGCGGGGCGCTTGCTGCCCCGTTTGTTGCCGGGGCGAAGGCCGCTATCGATTTTGAATCATCGATGGCCGACGTGAAGAAGGTGGTCAACTTCGACACGCCGCAACAGTTCCAGCAGATGGGCAAGGATGTGCTCGACCTGTCGGAGAAAATGCCAATGGCAGCGAGCGGCATTGCTGCCATCGTAGCGGCCGGCGGGCAGGCGGGTTTTGCAGCGGGCGAGTTGAAGCAGTTCGCGGAAGACGCCGTGAAGATGGGCATCGCCTTCGATCAGACGGCGGAACAGTCCGGCGACATGATGGCGAAGTGGCGGACGTCCTTTAAGTTGACCCAGCCCGAAGTAGTCGCCCTGGCCGACAAGATCAACTATCTGAGCAACACCGGTCCATCCTCTGCCGCGCAGATCGCCGACATCGTGACCCGTATCGGTCCGCTGGGGAAAATCGCCGGTCTGGCATCGGGACAAATTGCCGCCATGGGCGCCACGCTCGCCGGCGTTGGTGTGCCCAGCGAAGTGGCGGCCACTGGCTTGAAGAACTTCATGCTGGCGCTGACCAAAGGGAAGGCCGCCACCAAAGAACAAACCCAAGCGTTCAAGTCGCTCAGGCTCGATGTCACGAAAGTCGCTCAGGGTATGCAGAAAGACGCTCAAGGCACCATGCTTGATGTGCTGGAGCGAGTGGCCAAGGTCGCACCGGAAAAGCAGGCCGGCTTGTTGACCCAGTTGTTTGGATCAGAGTCCGTCACAGCGATCGCCCCATTGCTGACCAACCTCGATCTTTTGAAGAAGAGCTTCGGGGATGTTGGGGCAGACGCCAAATACGCTGGCTCCATGAATAGCGAATACAGCGCACGTGCCGCAACCACCGCGAACGCGATGCAGCTGATGCGCAACCGTGTGACGCGACTGGGCGTTGAGATTGGCAACGTGCTTCTGCCACCGCTCAACGACATCATGACGCTGCTGGGGCCTATCGTTGGACAGATATCAGAATTTGCTGCGGCGAACCCGGGTCTGGTCAAGAGCGTCCTGGGCGTGGGGATTGCTTTTGGCGCGCTCAAGCTCGCAGTAATGGGCGGCATCTTTGCTCTGAAATTGTTCGAGACAGTCACCAAGATGTCCGTCGTCGGGCTGGTGATTCGCGGGCTGGCGCTGGCGGCGGGCCTACTCATTGGTAACTGGCAGAGGGTCGCGCCATTCTTTTCCGCCTTGTGGGGATTGATCACGGCTGTTGCTCGGCGTGCCCAGGCGGCTTGGGAGAAATTCACCCAGACCAGCCCCGTCATTGCCAAGAGCCTGATGGGGGCCGCTGCGGGCTTTCTCGCGATGCGCGTCGCCATGCTGGCGGCGAACGTCGCCGGGAAAATCTTCAGCGTTACCCTGGCTGTTGTGCGCGGCGCAGTGATCGCCGCCACGGTGGCGACTCGTATTTTCAACCTGGTGGCGAAGTCCAATCCGTTCGTGCTGATTGCCAGCTTGATCGCCATGGCGGCCGGTGCGCTGATCGCCAACTGGGAGCCAGCGCTGCAATGGTTCAAGGAAGCGTGGGACAAGATCAGCGGCTGGGTCAGGTCGATCATGGAAGCCTTTGGCATGGTGGGCGATGGCGGCATAGATGGCACGGTGAGTACCGCAACCAACGCAGTCAACAACCTGACTATGCAAGTTGCCCCGGCGCGTGCCGGCAACGGCGACGGGACCCTGCTGCGGCCTCGGCCCGATGGCGAGCGTTGGTCGCCGCAAGGTGACTCACTGGTTCAGAACGCCATGGCCGCGAGCCAGCCCAAGCTTCAGGGGGAGCTGGTGATGCGTTTCGAGAACCAGCCGCCAGGCCTGCAGGTCGACAAATCACAAACCAATCAGCCTGGGCTGAAAATCAAACCTGACGTTGGAACCCGCACTGTGGGTCGATGAGGCAGCGAATGGATCAGACGACATGGCGAGACCAGATGCTGCCGGCGTCATTTCGGGGGATCAGCTTTTTGATCCCTCAAGCATCGGTGCCGATCGGCATGAAAGTGCAGTTGCACGAATTTCCGCAACGGGACGAGCCGTACGCGGAACAGTTGGGCAAGCAATCCCAGGTGCATCGTCTGGTGTGCTGGATCATCGGTGATGACTGTTTCGAACGGCGTGACAAGTTCATGGAAGCTCTCCAGACGCCGGGCCCCGGTGAGCTGGTTCATCCATGGCTGGGGCGAATGCAGGTCAAAGTCGGCGAGGGGGAACTGAGCCACGATTTCAAGCGCGGGGGCATGGCTGAGTTCGCGGTGACGTTCTATCCGGACGCCCCGCTGAAGTTCCCCACGGCCAAGGTCAACACCCAGCAGCAGGTGGTCAAGGCTTCGGACAGCCTGCTGGATTCAGCACTCGGGCGCTATAAGGCTGCAATGGCCAAGGTGGATCAAGCGCGGCTCGGCTTGGCTCGGCTGCGCAACAGCCTGTCGGGTGTGTATACGGTGATCCAGCAGCAGTTCTCTACGATTGTTGGCGCCTTCACCAACCTGACCGGCTTCGTCCAGTCGCTGATGAATGCACCGGACTCCCTGTCGTCGCTGTTCTCCAGCTACTTCAGTGAGTTCTCGGTCGATGACTACTTGGGTGATGACTCAGGTTCAACCTACCGGAACACGGTGGCCGCTTCGACGCAGCACGCCGAGGCGGTGGCCAGCGTCAACACGGTCAGCCAGGCCGGCGGTAGAGACTCTGCCGCAGCGTCACAGGCGACCGCCGATCTGGTGCAGGACGCGCTTTTGGTGCAGGTCGCGTTGATCATCAGTGAAATGCCGATCGCTTCGCAGCCAGTGTCACCAGGTGCAACGCCCGGTGTTGATCAGCAGGCCGTGCAGCCGATCGCAAGGCCAGAGGTCCCTGTGGCTGACGATGTGATCGAGCTGCGTGACAACCTCAATGAAGCCATCTTCGAAGCATCGCTGAAGGCTGACCCCGAGCACTACATGGCGCTCAACACCCTGCGTCAGACCATCGTCAAGCACCTGACCGCTGTCGCAGAATCCGGTGTGCGTCTGGTCGAAATCACGCCGGCGGAAACTCTGCCGGCCTTGGTACTGGCTTACCGGCGCTTCGGCGATGCCACCCGTGAATCCGAAGTGGTGCAGCGCAATCGCCTCAGGCACCCGGGGTTCGTCCCGGCGCTTCCGCTCAAAATAGCCCAGAGGTAACCCATGGAAGATATCAATGCTGTCGGCCTCACGGTTGACGGCCTGGATTACTCCGGCTGGAAATCCGTGGAAATCACCGCCGGCCTCGAGGATCAGGCCAGGTCTTTCAATCTCAGCATCACCTGGAAGTGGCCCGGGCAGCTCCAGCCGTTGCCGATCAAGCAGGGGGCGAAATGTCAGGTACGGATCGGTGATGACCTGGTGCTGACTGGCTGGGTGTTCGCCACGCCGATCAGCTACGACGACAAGCAAATCACCACCAGCATCAGCGGGCGCTCGCTGACCGCCGACCTGGTGGACTGTGCGGCGATCAACAAGCCGGGGCAGTGGAACAATCAGAGCGTGCTGGCCATTGTCAGCGCGCTTGCCCGTCCGTATGGGATCAAGGTGCGCAGTCAGATCCCGGAAGGCGCCAAGCTGTCGGATCACACCATTGAGCCGGGTGAAACGGCGTTCGAATCTATCGACCGGCTATTGACGTTGTTTCGGGTTTTCTCCACGGACGATGCCAAAGGCATGGCGGTGCTGGCAAAGCCCGGGAGCGAGGTACGGGCTTTTGATGCGCTGGAGGTTGGCAAGAACATCCTTACCGGTGACGCGCCGCTGGATTTCTCGGCGGTGTTTTCCGAATACCGAGTGCTTGGCCAAAAGAGCGGAACCGATGATGAGTTCGGTGAACAGGCGGCTGAAGTCTCGGCGGTGGTGACTGATCCACGAATGGCGCGCAAGCGGGTGATGATCATCCAGGAGTCCGGCCAGATGACCAACGAGCTTGCCCAGGCCCGGGCGAACTGGGAGAGGGGCAGCCGGATGGGCAAGGCGCTCACGACCACCTACACCGTACAAGGTTGGCGGCAAACGAACGGGGCGCTGTGGCGGCATAACTCGCTGGTGCGGGTCATCGATCCTGTGATCGGGTTCGACCGCGTGATGCTCATTGCCCGGGTGACTTACACCCTATCCGAGTCCGGAATGATCACACGGATGGAGATCGGCCCGCCGGATGGTTTCGAACCGGAGCCGCACGACCCGCACAAAAACCGCAAGCTCAAGAAAGGCGGCAAGGGCGACAACTTCGAATACCTCATTCCCGCAGATTACGAGCCCAAAAAATGAGTCTGAAAAGCATGATGGCGCGCGGCACCGTGCTGCTGACGGCTGCCGGAAAAATGATGCAGACGCTACAGGTCCGGTTGACCGCCGGAGAAGTGAAGGACTCCGTGGAGCATTTCGAACCCTACGGGTTCACCAGCAACCCCTTGGCTGGCGCTGAGGTGCTGACCATGTTTCTTGGTGGTGACCGCTCCCACGCCGTGGTAGTGGTCGCCGCTGATCGCCGGTACCGAATCAAGCAACTGAAACCCGGTGAGGTGGCTATCTACACGGACGAAGGTGACAAGGTGCATTTCAAGCGCGGCCGGATCATCGACATCGAAACCGACACGCTAAACATCAAGGCCACCAAAGCGGTGAACTTCGACACGCCAGTGATCAATCAGACCGGGAAGGTCGTTTCCGCGGGAGACCAGATCGCAGGCGGTGTCAGCCAGATAGAACACGTCCACACCCACGTACAGGCCGGCAGCGGCAACAGCGGGCCGCCCGCAATGGGGGCTTGATGATTACTTCTGAAAACCGCGAGGACGTGCTGATTCGCGCCGTACTGATCAGTCTGTTCACCTGGCGCCGCGGGATGACCGACGATCCAGTAGACGATGAGGAGTTGTTCGGCTGGTGGGGAGACAGCTATCCAACCATTGCCGATGACCGCATCGGCTCGCGCTTGTGGCTGCTGCGGCGAGTCAAACTCACCGGAGCCACCCAGCGTGACGCTGAGTTCTACGCCAGTGAGGCTCTTCAGTGGTTGCTCGATGATGGTCACGTGATCGCGATCGAGATCACCAGCGAGAGGCATGACGTCAATCGGTTGAACCTGATCGTCATCCTGACCATTCCAGGCGGTGACCGCGTTGAAATCAAACCCAACTCAACCTGGCAGGTGATCTATGCCGTTTGAAACACCTTCATTGCCGGTACTCATCAGCCGAACCCAGAGCGATCTGGCAAACGATGCGCTCCGTCGATCCGACGCTCAGGTTCTGGCAAGAACAGTCAGTGGCACTGCTTACGGCTTGTACGGTTATCTGAACTGGATTGTCGAGCAGATCCTGCCGGACAAGGCGGATGAAGAAACGCTTGAGCGAATTGCAGCACTGCGGCTGAACCAGCCGCGCAAAGCTGCTCAGGCGGCGGAAGGCATGGTCAGCTTCACCGCCGTTGCCGGCGCAGTCCTTGATGAGGAAGTCGTGCTGCAGTCTGGTGATGGTCGCATGTACCAAGTTGCAGAAGAGCTGATCACGATTGCCGGACTGAACAGTGCGCATGTTCGGGCAGTAAATGCCGGTAATCTGGGCAACGCCGGAACGGGAGGGCAGTTGTCGTTGGTGCAGCCAGTTCCTGGTGTAACCGATGCATTCACCATTCTGGCGCCTGGTCTGGTGGGAGGGATTGCCGAGGAAAGCGTCGAGTCCCTGCGGGCCAGAGTTATTCGATCCTATCGGGTGATTCCCCACGGTGGTTCTGCTGATGATTACGAAACGTGGGCAATCGAGGTTCCAGGCGTTACGCGGGCGTGGTGTCGGCGTAATTATATGGGCCCGGGTACAGTCGCTGTATTCGTCATGCGTGACAGTGACCCTGTACCAGTGCCAAGCCCTGCGCAGTTGGCCGAAGTTAAGTCTCATATAGAGCCGTTGCGGCCAGTGACGGCTGAAGTCTACGTGCTGCCTCCCGTCGAGAAACATGTTTCCTATTCCATCCGCGTCCGGCCGGACACCTCTGCAATCCGTTCCGCAATCGAGGCTCAGCTTATCGACTTGCACGAGCGTGAAGCGGGGCTGGGTGACACGCTGTTGCTAACGCATATTCGGGAAGCAATCAGCGGTTCGTTCGGCGAAGTTGATCATGACCTGGAATGGCCGGTGGCCAACGTCACGGCCGCGCCTAATGAGCTGCTGGTCTACTGGGGTGTCTTATGGTTGTAGCTCGAACCGCAGAAGAATATCGGCAGCAGCTTCGTGCCCTTTTACCAGCGGGGCCTGCATGGGATCCCGAACTGGTGCCTGAGGTTGATTTGATCCTTTCGGGGGTGTCGATCGAGTTCTCACGATTAGACGCCCGTGCGGTCGACCTGCTGAATGAAATGGATCCTGCGTCAGTCAACGAGCTGGTTCCAGAATGGGAGGCTGTCATGGGTCTGCCGGATGCATGCCTTGGACCGAATGCCGCCTTCGAGGATCGGCGGTTGGCTGTTCGCCGGCGTCTCGTCGAGGTAGGAGGACAAAGCCGCGCCTACTTTTTGGAAATCGCGATCAGTCAGGGATATCCCTCGCCAACAATCACCGAGCACCGAGCGCCCCGTATGGGGCGTTCTCATTTTGGGGCCGCGCACTTTGGTACGTGGGGAGCGCAATTTTTATGGACGCTCAACACGGGTAGTCGCCAACGGATAGGACGCCGTTTCGGAGCGAGCTTTTGGGGCGAGCGCTTCGGTACCAACCCAGGTAACGCACTGGAGTGCCTGATTCGACGATCGGCACCAGCGCACACCGTCGTGCGCATCAACTACGACTGAGGGGAAAAAAGTGGATTATCCGATTAGCGTGCCAAACATTGGGTTGGTGGGCGGTAAGTTCGTGAACGAAGATTCGTTCGCTGGTACACCGGGATCCTTGATCCCTGCCCAGTGGGGCAACGCCGTCACCGATGAAATTATAAATGTCATCACAGGAGCCGGGCTGGTTCCGACCGAAGCCAACGTCACGCAGTTGCTGGCCGCAATACGCCTCATTAACAAACAGCCAGTAATTCTTAACGCCACTGGCCCTGCAAACGCCTATGTAGCAGTCAATTCACCAGCATTGACCGCGTTCCCTGCAAATGGATATGTGCAACGACTGTTGATTAATACCGCAAACACAGGTCCTTCAACGTACGCACCAGACGGCCTGGCGGCCAAACCTATCTACGGACTTGCGTTGCAACCGCTTCAGGGTGGGGAGCTGCCTGTTGGTATCGCTGTACTCATGTACGTGGTTCAGGCGGGCGTGAACGGCGGGAACGGTGCATGGATCATCATCGATGCTATAGGGGGAAGGGCACAGATTCCGCAAGGGGTGGCCGGTCTGCATGCGATGCGACTGGATCAAGCAGTAGGCCGCTTGATCAACGTGCAGACGTTTACATCTAGCGGCACTTGGACGCCGAGCCAGGGCACCAAATCCTTCCGGGTCAGGCTGATCGGCGGTGGAGCCGGTGGTGGTGGGGCTACGGCTACGAGCGCTACACAGGTCTCCTACGGGTCAGGAGGCAGTAGCGGCAGTTATGCCGAGGGATATTTTACGTCTGTACCTGCGTCTGCACAGGTCATCGTGGGCGCGGGCGGATCGGGTGTCACGGGGCAAAACGGTACTGCTGGGGGATCTTCATCGGTAGGGTCACTGATCTCAGTAAATGGCGGAAGCTCGGGCGGTGTCTTTGGACCTGCCGTACCTCCGTTTACTGCGAACGCGCCGGCTACGGGCATTTCCATTACGGGCGCTTATTTGGCTGTTCCGAGTGAGTCTCCGGCGCTCGCATTCGTTCTCTCAACTAGCACTGGATATTCGGGGCATGGTGCGTCCGGAAAGCTTGGCTCAGGCGGCCCACCGCTCAATACGGCCGGTACAGGCGTTGCTGGCCGTGGTTACGGTGCAGGCGGCGGCGGCGCTATTTCTTTCGCATCACAAGCGGTGGCCAGCGCCGGGGGCAGTGGGGCGCCCGGTATTGTGATAATTGAGGAGTACACCTGATGCACACCTACGCGAGAGTTTCAGACGGGCTCGTTCACGAGCTTTTTTCCACTGAGGGTGATATCACCGAAATGTTTCATCCCGACCTTATCTGGGTAGATATCACGCGCCAGGATCCTGCCCCTGTCGTAGGTTGGTCGGCAACTGAATCAGCGGATGGATGGTTGCTTTCTGAGCCGGTTGTTCCACCACCGACTGATGCTGAACTGAAGCTTGAGGCGATGGCGCAGCGCGATGTTCTGCTGTCGATCGCAGACGAAGCGACCGTAGGTATGGCCGACGCGTTCATTGCCGGCCTGCTGGAGGATGACGACGTGGCGAGGTTCAAGGCCTTTGCCGCGTACAAGCTGGCCCTGAACAAGATCGACAAGCAGCCTCGATACCCTCAAGAAATTTTTTGGCCGCTAGCTCCAACGTGATTAACGATTGTACTAATTACGGGAATGCTCTCCTTCATGACTGAGGGAAGCTTCTCGTACATTTCTGGGTGCATAAACATGGAGCATTCGATGAAAGCCCCGCCTAGGAAGGTACAGTTCTCAAAGGGTGTTACATTCGTCACTGGTACATCACTGCGAACAATGATTATTTGACCGCGAACAAAAGTAGATCCTTTAATTGTGCACCCTGCTAAAAATATATTTCCGTTGCCGACAATATTGCAGTCTTGAAATATTTTATCCTTGTGAGATCTATAAAAAGGATTGAAAAAATCTTCTGTGCTTATTGTTTGCCTTTCGAATTTTTGCTCAAGTGGGTTTACATTACGTTTGCTTGCGGCATTTTTTGCGATAGTAATGCCAATTCGCTTTTTGTCGAGATTTAGGATTAGATTGTAGGCAAACAGGCTTAAGAACGCTCCCGCAAAAAATAACCCTGAATAAATAATCGGCCCGGCGCTTTCAATCCATGGTGTGACGCGTGCAAGTGCTATTTGAATTGAGCCGCCGAATATGAATATAAAGGCCGGAATTACCTTGCTTAAAATCCATTCAATATTTTTTGCGTGTCCAACTGATTTTGTTAACCAACTCATGGTGCCTCCGGCATTCCATTTGTGCTGAGAGTTTGTGCTGGGAATATTAGTGCATTCTCGATTTAGGGAAAACTGGATGTGAGTTGAAAGTGAGCTAGCACCATTGCTTGACCGGATGTACCGGTCTGAGTACTGAATAATTTCAACCCGCCCACGAGGCGGTTTTTTTCCGCCTGGAGAAATTGATGACCGTTACAGAAAAAGACCGAGACATTCTCGCCCGGACGATCTGGGGTGAGGCGCGCGGCGAGACATCCGCCGGCAAGATTGCCGTGGCTTGGACGATCCGCAACCGTGTGTTCGATGGGAAAACCAATTCATGGTGGGGGGAGGGCTACGCCGGTGTGTGCCAGAAGCCGTACCAGTTCAGCTGCTGGAATAAAGGTGACCCGAACTATCCGTACCTCAGTGGCGCACGGGAGATCCCGTTCCGCGAACTGGCGCAGTGCCGGACTGCTGCTGACCAGGTAATCGACGGCAAGATGCCTGATCCCACGGGCGGAGCCACGCACTACTATGCGCGCAGGATGAAGGCGGCGCCGGGGTGGGCGGCGAAGGCGAAGCAGACGCTGGAGCTCGGTGGCCACGTCTTCTTCAAGGATGTGCCGTAATGGTCGTTCCGTGGAAATCCGTCGGCAGGGTGCTGCTGGTGCTGATCGGCGCCACCGGCGCGTGGCAATTTCAGGATTGGCGCTACGGCAAGCAGCTGGCGGAGCAGGCCAGGCTGCACACCGAAACCCTGAATCAGCTGACCATGGCGGCCGCCACCGCGCAGCAGGCCGAGCAGGACAAGCGGCTTGCGCTCGAGCAGCGGCTGGCGGCCAGTGACAAAACGCACTCCGAGAAAATGACCAATGCTCAAAAATCTCAGGCTGTTCTGCGCGATCGCCTTGCCACTTCTGATCTGCGGCTGTCAGTCCTCCTCGACGCGGGTTCAGCCGGTGGCTGTTCAGTGCCTGCCACCCCCCGCGCCTGCGGCGTGGATCATGCAGCCGTACGCGCCCGACTTGACCCAGCGCATGCTCAACGAATTGTCGTCATCACCGACGAAGGTGACCGGGGACTGATCGCGCTTCAGGCGTGCCAGGCTTATGTTAGGGCGTTGGCGCCAAGTCGGTATGAATGACTACACGATTGTTTTCGTGTTGGGTGTTAGCCCTTCCAACATGCCGCGAAGAGCTGCCGCCTCCTTCTTGTGCGCATTCGCCGAAGTGCGCAGGCTAGACATTTCTCGGCGGAGTAATGCCGTCTCTGCGGCCTTTTCACGCAGCGTCGCCATGTAACCATCACGCTGTTGTATAGCTTCTGCGTGCATCTCGACCAGCTTGAATATCCGTTCCCGCTCTTCCCGGAGCTGACGGGTCAGTTCCTCGAACTCATTTTCGTAGAGTGCGAGCTGTTGGCGGCAGGTTTCGAGCGGCGTCGGACAGCCGAGCCAGTCGTCGGTGCTTTCGATATCGGAAGGATCCATGGTTTACCTATTGATCACTGTTTGGATATACAGTAATCGAGGTAGAACACGAAGACGAGGCACGACCGACGAATAGCTAGGAATGTGTTCCGCAACCCAAACCGGCACGCTTGCGTTACAGGGGTTGCAACGCGAAAAAAATCAGTAGCTTGCGGAACGCGAATAGTGCTAACCTATTGATCTACTGAGATTTATAGATGGATTGCAAATCCGCCTACGCCGGTTCGATTCCGACCTCGGCCTCCACTATAAACAAGCTCCGTAGATCCATGATTTACGGAGCTTGTTTATTTCCAGTGCGCTGCAAGATTTAGTCTTGAAATCAACCACTGTGAACTTGCTTCACCGGGACGTGATGTATATATTTCCCGCTCTGCTTTACAAGGCTTAACGCTGTCAGGTTTGCTGATCGACTGCTTTGAGCACTACACCGCGCTACCGCCCGAATGGCGAAACTGGTAGACGCATGGGACTTAAAATCCCCCGCTCGTAAGGGCGTGCCGGTTCGATTCCGGCTTCGGGCACCATCTTAAATCAAGGGTTTGCGGGCGAAAGCTGATGCAGACCCTTGTTTGTTTTCAGGGCACCATTTTTAAATGGCTCGTCGTCAATTCTTCCATGTCCTCTTCTTCCTGTTTGCAAAGACCGTTGGTCACTTCTTGATGCAATCAATCCTGCGAGCGTCTACGTTTGTGGCTTGGTCGAAGATATCAAAAGTTATTGAGTGAACATTTGAGCTTGACCCGATGGCGTTGATATCAGGATGGATCTTGATCAAGGCGCGGTACATCGCTCAGGCGATGGGCATTCAGACGGCCTGTCTGTTACGCCAGACCCGCCATTTTTGACGTGTTAAGGAGAACACCGATGGCAATCAATCAAGTGCACGCAGCAACCGATAAAACCGCTCTCGTCGAAGCCGAGGTGTACCGTTGGTACAATCTCTTCTTTCCGTGGTCGCGCGGTATGTCTTCCCGGTCGGAAGGGGCCATCAAACCCCTGTACGACGCGTTGGCGAATGACTTTCGTGTGGTACTCACCGACGGACAGATCATGAGTCGAGCGGATTATTGGGAGCGACTTTGGGGTTTGTATGGCAAGCGTGCTGGAAGCCCTGAATCGCACATCACCAACCTCTCGATCACATCGCTTCCAGGGGACTGCTTCCTGGCCGTCTTCGATCTTGTCAAAGACGGCATCACCAAAAAGAAAGTCGATTCGGCGCTTATGCGCCTCGACCAGACCTCGCCATCCGGAATTTCATGGGTTTACGTGCATGAAAGCGAGCACGAAAGGGCTCTTGCGTAAGTCACTTGAGTTCTACTCTTGTGGCTGAAAAGCCTGCATGTTTTAACGTTGACGAACAATCAGGCCCAGCCCCGTGCTGGGCTTTTTTGTATCTGCTGTTCAGTCAGAAACAACAAGCCCAGGCATGCCCGGGCCGGTTTAGGGAATACATTCAGCGTGAATCAACCTCTTTTGCAGCCTGGGCGTTTAATCGTTCCTTGCGCCTGCGCAACCAGCTGAAGAATGCATGTACCGGGTGCAAAAACGCAGCCAGTACGCACAGCAGCATGATGGTGAAAATGGCAATCAGCGGGATGCTTTCGTGCGAGAACATGGTGGGGTACTCCTGTAGGCACTATGTTGGAACCCGCAGGCTAGACGCTTAGAGCCATGCTTGCGATGAACGTATGTTCATCCTCGGGCGCTTGAACTGTGCTACGGAGGGTTCACCAAAATGATCAATTCCAGAGCTGCGCAAGCGCCGGCCTCAGCAGAGGCCAGCGCCGTGCGTGAAGTGATTACGCAGGTGTGTTTTCAGCTGCGTTTCGGCAGCTTCCAGTTCGGGCGGATGAAATGGCAGGTGTAA